AATAGCAATTGTTTCGTTTTTAATTGCGTTATATTCGTCTTTTGTACCTGTTTTAGCAACAACATTTTTTTTAGCCGACAACCTCTCGTATTCGCTTGACAACTCCCTTATAGCTGCTTTATTTGTATCAGTTACCCTGTCTATTTCCTCAAAAGCAGCTGCAACAGCACTCAAAGTGGTTGGGGCGTTGGTCGCAATGTCAATATTTACAACGGGAACATTTGAGAGCAACTCTTTTATTTTATTGCCCTCTTGCGATGCTTGCTTGTCGATATTGGATAGAATACCGCTTGCTTTTTCTGCATCGGCTTGCAAGCGGGAAGTATCAATTCTCGCTGAAAAATATAAACCTTTTTCGTTTGTCTCCATATATATTCTATCCTTTCTGTTTTAGTCTATTATTGAGTTAAAGAAGTCATCTATTTTTTTAGAATTATTCTTGTTATCTGCGTTAATTATTTCTTCGTTTTTTTTGCCCTTTTCTTTGTCGCTGTCGTATGTTGGCAAAACTGCGCTGTACATCGTCAAATTAACGTAAGACATATCATAAAGCACAGTTTCAAAGGGTAGGTGGTACACCTTTGCAGTACCTGCGACAATTGCCCAAATGCTATTGTTTAATCCATTTTCGTTGGGCGAAGAAGATTTATCTCTGTTAGGAAAATGGAAAGCCCGAAAAAATCGCCTAACTGCAAATTGCCTATTAGCGTTGCGGTGATATTGTAAAGCTCGCTAGGTGAGAAGTTCTCTAAAAGCTCTTTTGCTAGCTCTGCTTTTTTATCCACCTCGATAGTCTCTGTTACTACTTTAGTGGTCATTTGAATGGTCTTTAAAGGGCGTTTAAACAAACCAAACAAGTATGATTTATAAACGATTTTTTCCTCTTCTACCTCGATTTCTTTTTGGATTGTGCGCTCTTCTGTGAGGTGCTTTGCGCCTAAAATAAGTATTGCTAAAGCCTCTCCAAATGGCTCGCAATATTTAGCAATAGATAACGACTCCTCGACGATTTTTGCCTTGTCAAGCGTGATGTTTGGAAGCGTTGAAATACATTGCGACACCTTTATAAGCGTTGCCACACTTGGCGAAGCAACTTTGTATGTTTTAGTTCCAACTAATATATTTTGAGGCACTTGTAAAATTGCGTCGCCTGCCTTTTGTTCAATTGTTTTGTTCATAATAATTTAAGTTTAATAGCAAGCTAGTTTTTTATGCTAGCTCGCTATTTGTTTAGTTAAGGAATTTGTGTTACCTCTACCACCGAAGCCACACCGTCAGCGGTGATTGTCACTTTACCCACACGCACTTTACCTGTGGTATTTGCTGCCACCTTGATAGTTGCTACTTTTGCATTTGCAGTAGCTGTAATCCAATCGCTATTTGGCGTGCTAACAGCGATGTTACCTCTAGACGTTGCAGTGATTATCTTACCTGTGTTATCAGCGGCTGCACCAAAGTAAAGCTTATCGCCTGAAAGCGTTAGCGCATTCTTTTGGTAAGGCTTTACAATCTTACCTGTTGCGGGCTTCAAAGCCTTTGCTACATAGTGAAGTAGGATGCCCTCTGCCGATGAATAGGTTTGCTCGCAACGCAAGGTTGCACGCTCAATAAGGAAACCTTTTCCGCCCTCATCTTCGGGGGTTAAGCGCAATGCAAACTCACCTGTAATAACTCCGTCTTCGTCTTCTACAAAAGGCTCTTCTCCTTTCTTTACGAAATGGTCAAATTCAAATGTGAAAGATGATTTGCCAACACGAGAGTCAACAACTTCTCCGCCCTCTTCTGTAGCGGTTTTTTCCTCGCCTTGAGCTTGCGATAACTTAGTTGTATCCTCTTTTGGTGTCGCTGTCTTTCTCCAGTTGCCGTCGGGCGTTCCACCTACTGACGGACAAAATTCAATTGTGGGTTTTCCCCAAGATAAAATTGCCATAATCTATACGTTTAAAAAATTATTAAATATCATTGTCAAAATAGCTATAACCTAATTTAATTGCGATGAAATGCTGTTTAATAGCAGTGTCCGCAATTGTGCAAATAGTCTGTTGTAGCTTAAACTTATAACAAGAAATAGCAGCAGACAAGCTTTCAACCCATTTTGCAGCGTGTTGTTCGAGGAATTCAGCTCTTTTGCTGTCCTCCACAAAAACACCATTGTTATACGGGTCAATATCAGGGATAAAAATATTTATCGTAACAACCCCCGTTTGTATTTGGTTGGGCAAACCCGCTGTAAATCTTACAACAGCGTCCTCCAAACGACTATCACGAGGGCGGTTTTCAGCCCTATAAACAGCACCTGAAATCATCGAAAAAAGAGTGCTATTTCTTAGGAAATTATAAATATCTCCCTCTATTTGCTTGCCTGTTTTTGCCATTTCTTTTTATATTTTAAGCTCTCCCAAAAGCTGTGGAATAAGGCTTTCTGCTAAAATCTCTGCGCTGTCGAGGACGTCCAAGCCTTTAGCCGATACAAATTGTGCGTAATCCATTCCCGCTACAACTATAAGGGCAATTCCCCCTTTAGCCTTTGCAAGTGCCTCCGCCATTTGCTCACCTCCTTTAGCTCCTTGTCCTCCGTCTTTGACTACGTTAAAATTGCCTTTTACTGCAAGTTCTCCATTTACGGAGATAACATAGCCGATACTACTTCTCAAATTACCCGTTTGGTCTAAATACTTCCCCGATGTTTTAGCTGCATTTACTACCTGTTCACCAATGTAAGACAATGTATAAACAGCCTCATTTATTGCATCCTCTATTCCTTTAGCTAGGGTGTTTGCAATTTCCTCTTTAGAAGTTATTAGTTCCATTACACCGTTATTTGAATTTCGTTAACTGCGCAAAGCTCCTTTATTTGGATAATAGAGAACTCTCCAATTAAATTTTTATTAGCATCAAATAAGGCGATTTGTTCTCCTTTTAAAGATTGCAATTCAACCAAAATATTATAATGCTTATCCGTGTAAGGGCTTGTTTCGCTCTTTGCTAGATTGTTGTAACTTGTAGCCTCATATTGACAGGGGATAGCCTTGCCCCATTCAGCGCAAGCATATTTAACGAAATGTCCCGTTTCTTTATCTAGCGTGTGTTGCCCTTTTTGTTTAAATTTAATTGAGCCGTTTTCTATTATCATAGCTTATTCCCTTTATATCCAAAATTAGGTTTTACAACTCCCGACAAATCCTCACCTAAAGCCGAATAAATTGCGTGAGCGTTGTTTTTTAACGCTGTCCGTTGGTCTTCGTTAAAAGAGTAGTTTTGCCCACCTTGCGAAACGTTAGGGGCAAGAGCAAGCCAATTTAACAAATCAGCTTTAGCCAAAAGAAAACCCCGTGAAGTTGTGGTTTCTTTTGTTAGCTCCTCATCTAAATTTAAGCCTCTTTTAATTGCCACCTCTTGCAATGTTCTTACGGGAATAGGGTAGGCGTTAATGCCTTTTAGGGTGTCGAGAATTGTAATCATAAACTAATTTATTATTAAGTTATTACCACGCTTGACTATCGGTTTTAACGTACAAGTTGCGGTAAGCTGTATCAAAGACAGGAACTGCATCAGCTTGACCGATTGTTACTTCGCTCAAAGGCTCGGTTGTTCCGTACTTCTTAACGATAGTGTGCGCACGTTCAGCACGCAAAATCAACTCATTGTTTTCTTGCAAAACGTCGTATTGAGTTGTACCCAAACGCTCTGTTTCAGACAAGATAAGGCGTTTGTCCGCAAATGGATTGCGTGAGATTGTAGAGCCGTCCGCAAACTCTCTTGTAATGGTTTGGTCTATCACTCTCAATTGCAAGCCATTCAACCAAGCTTGTCTACCAAGCATTTGGTTCACTGCTACAAGGTCGGGTGTTTGAGCAATACCGACGGCGTTTTGGATGTAAGACGCACAAGCTTTAATTACTTGTTCGCTAGAGCAAATTCTATACAACTCGTCGAGGTTTACAAATGCAAACTTAGGGTTTAAGTTATTTGCTTTTGCAAGCTTTACAAGCTTTGCAAGGTCACCGATAACGTCTGCGCTTGATGCATTGCCCCAATCTGTATCAGTTTTTTGCTTTTGGAAGTCGTCTACATCGTAATCGAGGTCAAATTCGTTAGCAAATGTAGCGTTGTTAGTTGTGCTGAAAGAGAGTTTACCAGCGTTAGACGCCAAAGCCCACGCAATGTATTCTAATTCAGATTGAACACCATTGAAACAGAAGTCTACATCATCGCCCCAATATTGCACCAATTTTGTAGCGTCTTCGTCTTGCGCAAATGCTAGTTCTGTTTGATACTCTTTGATTTCAGAGCGTGTCATTTCACGAGAAATTGAAATGAAAGGAATATCACCCTTTGCGCTTTCGAACAATGGACGACGCTTGCGAACGATAGTTCCGTTATCGGTGTGGATGTCCGCTGCAACATTGCGTTTTGCAAGTTGGTTTCCAAGAGTTCGCCAAATAAAACCATTAACTTTCTTGACGGGGAAGTGAGTGCCAAAAAGGAAAGGTTTTGCGTCGGCTGTGTTCAAACGGGCTTGCACCATTTGAGAGGTTAAGCCCTGTATAAGTGTATTTGTAACTGTTGCCATAATTTAAAGCCTTTTTTTAGTTAATAATTAGCGATGTTCAAGTGTTTTGCAACACATTCAGGAAGCGGATTTCCTTTTGTAAGTCCAGCTGTCCAAGCATCGGTATCAATATTTGTTTTCTTGTCGAAAACTTTACCCGTACCAACAAGCGCAAAAGGCTTGTATTTTAGCTCTGATTTGTTCTGTGAAGAACTAGAAGCTGCTTTAGCCTCAACAATTGCTCCACCTTTAGGAATTGCGCCTAAAGCTTCGCTAATTGTAAGGGTGTCGAACTCCTTGCTAGCGTCCTCAATCTTTGTAACCTTAACGGCAATAGAATTTTCGTTAAGCATTACAAAATCACCTACATTTAAGTTGTGGAATTTTGCCACTTTTAATGTCTTCTCGGTTGGCTGCACATCCTCTGCTATAACTGCAACTTTAACAACGTTGCAAATGCCGTCAACAGGTGCTGTCAAGACACATCCCTCTTTGATGTAATCGCCACCAAGTTCCGAAGTTTTAATAGATACTCCACCGGGAATATCAAATCCTTTGTGCATAAAAACACGAGGCGTTGCTGTGTCTTTACGTCTAATAACTGTCATACTCATTGTGTACAAATTTTATTTGGTTAAACTTAGAACGGCTGTCCGTCGCTAGAAGTTGCGCCCTCTCTTGCTCCGATTGCGGCTTCTTGCTCTTTGGTCAGTGCGTCTGTTTGAACACTACCGCTGTGTAGTGCTGTTGGTCGCCCAAAAACAGCCCCTTTTGCTCCTAGTGTTTTTGCCAAATCGTCTACCTCTGTTGTAACATCCCCTAAAAGAGTTGTAAACTCTTCGTCTGAAAGTGCATCTACGGATATTCTTTCATAAGGCTTTTGCAAATGCTTTGGTAGCTTTTTAAACACGCTTGTAAGTTGTTGTTTTCGAGTGTTGGTTGTGCGCTCGCTGTCTAGCTTGTTCAAACGCTCTGAAAGGGTTTTATTACTTTCTATAAGCTGTTGCGCCCAAGCGGGAACATCGTTGTTGTCACCCCCGTTGTTTGGTTGTTGAGTTTGTGGGGCTGTTGGTGCGGTTGTAGGTGCGCCTGCAATTGGTTTGCCGTTCTTTAAACCATACTTTGTTTCATAGTTTAAAGTTGCGGTTTGTGTAGCCTCCGTTGCTCGGCTGTCTCCGTAACTCTCCATTACCTCTACAATCTCTTGCGAAACCCCCGCTATTGCGGTTGTTAATTGTTCATCTGTTGTCACAGTCTTTGCAAGTTTCTCCGCAATCCTGTTTAAAACATTAGCATTAGCCCCCGTGAATTTGGTTTTTAACGCTGTTAAAATTTTTTCTTTCATATATACTCAAGATTAATTAATTGATTAACTTATTAGTTAACGTTACAAAGATAATCAAATAAAACCAAAATGATTATAATATAATCACAAATATTTTTATTAGCACCAATAATTGAGGAAAAGGCGAAGAAAGGGGCGTTATTTGCAAACGAACGTTAAATATTACCTTTTCAGTTAATTTTCTTGGCGAAACATTTGGTATTATAAAATATCTTCACTTTCTTTGCAATGTGATTACAGAACAAACACTTTAAAACTATAAAATTATGACAGTAGATAAACAAATAATTGATGCTGCTTACGGCTTGGGATTTGAGCCAAGCAACGAAGAGTTAAGCAATGAAAAATTGTACCTAGAGGCTCAAGAATATTTATTAAAGGAATTATACGGATAAGCAATGGCAACAAAACTCTCACAAATAGACTTCTCCTTTCAGTATGCAAATTACGGGATTTGGAAAGTAACTTACACCTCGCCAAACACGGGTGAAAAATGGTCAGCGGGAATCACCGATTTAGAGTTAATAGAAAAGACACGGGACGCAAGGTTTCCAAAAGACCAAGATTTAAGAAAGCTATTAAAGATTTGCAAAACAAACGACAAATAAAGTTTATTATGAAGACATTTAAAGACCTCTGTTTTACCAAACCATTAAACCCAATGTGGGAAAAAGGAAGCCAAGCAATATTGTTTTTTAAAAACGGCTACGGGGTTTCGGTGCTTTTTGGAACGAACTTTTACTCAAATGGTAAAAACACTTACGAGGTTGCTATAATAAAAGGCAATGAAAAGGACTTTAATTTAGTTTATGACACACCAATAGCAAACGATGTTATCTGTAACATTACAGAAGAGCAAGTTACAAGGGTTATGAAGCTTGTACAAAAACTAAACAAAAACAAAGTTTACACGAGGGATTTTAAAGCAGAAGCTTTTATAGAAAACGTGGTTATGACTGCCCCCTATGTAAAAACAGAAGCATAAAACAACAATAAAAAAACAACAATTATGGAGAACGTAAAAACAACAAAAGACGGATTGCAATATTACCAAGATTGGGACAAATACGAGGGCGCAATCGTTATGGTAAACCCTAAGACTATGAAACTATATAAAGCTCTTAAAGAAGAGCGTTTTAGCCTGTATGGTAAAAAAGACAGCATAGAGAATTTACAAAAAGCTTATGATAATTTAAATGAGCGTCTAAAAAACGAGTGCAGCCCCCAAGAGGTTTATTTCCAAGAGTACAACAATCACGAATGCCAATTTGGTTGGAGCGGAGATAAAGAGGCAATGGAAATAATAAAATCCATTTGGGGCGAAGAAATAGCAAATACAATTGAACGTATATAGTTAAAAAGAGGGTTTTTGTTTACATAAAGTACATTTAAAAAGAGTTTATGTAAGCAGAAACCCCAATTAATGAGTATTTTTGCATACATAAAGTACACAATAGAATAGGATAGAATAAAAATAGAAAAGAAAATATATAAAAGAAAAGAAATTCTTTTCTCCGCAAAAAAAAAACATTTTGAGTTATGGAAAAAGAAACGATATACAGAGAGAGTTTTGCAAACGAACCAATAGAGGGCGACGCAAGAAAGGATTTTTATTTCTTTAGCGTGTCTGCGATTTACGATGTTTTTACACCTGTGCAAATAGGGTGTAAAGTCTCTC